TGGTAAGGTGTGGGTAGACTATATGATGATTGCAGAAATGGAAACTTATCTTAAAAAGAATAAACACATTGTACAAGTGCTACAACCAATAAATATAGTATCAGGTGTTCAAGGTGTGTCTTATAAAACAGACGGAGGTTGGAAGGACAACTTGTCAAGAATAGCTGAAGCTCACCCAAACTCACCCTTAGCAGAACGACACGGAAAAAGAAGTATTAAAGAGGTGAAAACTAGAAGTGTGGTGAAAAAACATAAGTTAAGACAACAAGGTAAAAAATAATGGCAGACAAAGATATACCAGATTATATGCGAGGTTTTGACCTAGATAACGAATGGGGGTTTACTCCAGTATCTAGCAAACCTAAAGATGAACAACCTGGCATTGACCCAAAAGTAGTAGAAGGAACAAACATAGAACTATCTAAAGTTAAATCAGATGTTTCTACTATTAAATCTATGATGAACGAAATTATGCAGATAGTAAATGATAAAGAAACTGTAACAAAAGAAATTAGTGATGAAGATACTTTACAAAAGTTTAAAGATATTGAAAAGATTGTATTACCGTTTTTATATAATTTGTCAAAAAGTGATGAACCTTATATACATTGGCCGAATAGAGGTCCAATTATAAAAGGTCAAATAGAAAAAATATTAAAATTAACAAGAGGATAATAAATGCGTTTAACAGAAAATTTTTCTTTGAAGGAAATGACCGCTAGTCAGACAGCAGAAAGACACGGTATTAATAATAATCCTAGCGAAGACCATATTGACTCGTTAAAGAATTTGTGTGAGAAAGTACTACAACCGTTAAGAGACCATTATAAGAAAGTGGTAACTGTATCAAGTGGGTACCGTTCTCCAGAGTTATGTGTTAAAATTGGTTCTAGTCTTAAATCACAACACGCTAAAGGGCAGGCAGCGGACTTTGAAATATTTGGAGTAGCGAATGCTGAATTAGCAAAATATATTATTGAAAATTTAGGCTTTGACCAACTTATATTAGAGTACCATAATACAGATGAACCTCACAGCGGCTGGATCCATTGTTCTTACAAGAATTCAGATGATAATAGAAAAGAAGTATTAAGGGCATATAGAAATGAAGATGGCAAGACGTTATATGAGAAATATGATCCCAGCTGAGAGATTGCTCGTTGGTATAATAGTGATACTGTCACAGATAAGAACAAAATCATTGATATGTACGCAATGAAAGGCATATAGCATTGACAAAGCATAGGTTATATGTTATATTATTAATATGAGTATAAGAAATAAGATTGAAGTATTAAAAGAAACAATTGCTTGGTTTAGAAAACAAATTGAACCACACGATTGTGGTTGGATGTACACCACTATTGATGGCATTAAACATAGAATAAGTGCATTAAGAAAAGAATTGAGGATGAAAAAATGAAAGAGTTTAAGTGGATTGATGTAGATAAAAGTAAACTTCCAACAACCAAAGGTAAGCGTATAGATGGTTTTCGTTTTTACCAAATAGATGGTAAGAACTATCCATCCATTACAACTGTACTTGGTGTTCAGAAAAAAGAAGGACTAGAGAAGTGGCGTAAGGCAGTAGGTGAAGAAGCTGCTAAGTGGGAAATGGGTAGAGCAGCACGTAGAGGCAAAGCAACTCATACACTTGTTGAACAATATATAAAAGGTGAAACACCTAGTATTAGGGACGTGTTACCTTTAGGTTTGTTTAGATTAATGAAACCTTATATAGACCAAATTGATAATGTTCAATTGTCCGAGGAAATAATGTATAGTCATAAACTAACAATTGCAGGTCAAGTTGATTGTGTTGCTGACTACAATGGTAAATTATCTGTAATAGATTTCAAGACAGCGAACAAGGAACGTAAAGAAGATTGGATAGAAAATTATTATATTCAAACTTGTGCTTATGCAATTATGTATGAAGAGCTATTTGGCAAACGCATAGAACAATTAGTTATATTAATGGCAGGTGAAGACGGCACAATGCGATCCTTTATAAGAGATAAAAAAGATTTTGAACCCAAACTAGAAGAATCTATCAAGTATTTTTATAAATACTATGAGAAACTAAACAAAGATAAAATCAAGCAATAACATTAACAAAGTGGCTGGAAATTATCCACGAGAGGTCACTTATGTTAAAGAAACTAATATCAATAATATTTGGAATTATACTCTTAATGAGTACTGCTCCTGCTTTAGCAGAGCACGAATTAAGTGGACAATTACCGAAAGACTTTGAACCTGCACCCGAAGTAGGTCCACAATTATATTGGTTACAAATGCCTGTAATATGTGGTGTTAGTGAGGATGTGCTTTTATATCTTAAAAAATATAACTTTAAATTAGTTAATGTTTCAGTTGGTAAACAAAAAGCAAAAGAGGATGGTGAACCAGTTTTTATAGTACAATATTATGTTGATCCTACATACACACAATCAATTGTAGTTATGACAACACTGAACGGTTCAGAATCTTGTATGTTATACAAGTCATTTGATTTAAAGTTTACTACACCTGAAAAAGGAACAAGTTTATAATGAATTTGACGTTGAAGGGTAGATAATAATTAGTGAGGACGTGGGTGCGATTCCCACCACCTCCACCAATTCAAAACACATTAGTGTGTGCTTTAAGGGGGTGAGCTAGAATCGACTACTAACTAAACCTATCTGGAGTTAAATCGCTGATAGCGTACTATCAAAACTATAAAAGCTAACGAAAGTTATGCTCTTGCTGCCTAGTTAATAGGTAGACGGCCTTGCCTGACAGGTGGCAACAGAAGTCAGGCGCTTTACATTTCATCATAAATATGTTATAGTAATGTAATGAACTCAAAAGAATTTTCACTGAAAATAGAAGAAGTTGTAAAAAAACATAAAGGTATGTCATACGTGGATGCTATAGTACATTATTGTGAAGAGAATGATGTTGAAGTAGAATCAGCAGGACGACTAATTTCCAAATCACTTAAAGAAAAAATCCAATTTCAAGTACAAAAATTAAACTTATTAAAAGGTGGTAGACCAGGAGTATTACCATCTTAATATGTGGGATAAAATAATGTATAACTATATCTATCACTGGATAGAAAAAATAGCCAGTACAGTAAGTGTATGGGCGTGGCATAAAAGAGAAAGGCTTTTACGAAAAGGACAAAACAAAAAATGAAAATATCTTGTTCAAGTAGGGCAAAGGAGCCTTGGAGACCTATTCAAGACCATTTGGATTTGCATATAAAGACAGCCTGGGAACATTCCAATTTTAGATTTAGTTATGATGATATAGATTCTGTTTATGGACAAGTAGAAGAATATATTCCTTTATATGGAGGTAGACCTGCGGAAGTTCCAGAAATAATGAAAGAGGATGTTTCTTGGATTTATGATAAAGGTATTGGTGTAAAATTAACTTTACAAAATAAATTTATAACTGACAAGGCTTATAAAGATAGTAAATCAGCTTTAAAAGAATATAATAAAAAAGGAAATTCTATTATTGTTACACTTGATAAGTTGGCTGAATATATTAAAAATGATTTTCCTAATTATAATATAGAGGCAAGTTGCATACAAGATATTACTGATAACGAACATTATGAAAAGAAAGTTGCAACTGGATTATATGATACGATTGTTTTACCTATTCATTGTAATGATGATATGAAATTTATAGAAAGTATTAAGAGAAAAGATTTGTTAAGATTGTTTATGAACATAGAGTGTTCTTATAATTGTCCTAGTAAAGTTTGTTATGGTCCAACTTCTAAACTTAATACTGAACAGTTGGGACAGGAGAAAAGTAACAAAAAATTTATGTGTAGTTTGATTGACTTCGGTCAAGAAAGAACCTTTTATAAAGATGATATAAATTGGAGGGAATTTTATTTTGATTTACCAATGTATGAGAAAATGGGAATAACTAAATTTAAATTGGTTACACCTACAGAACAACAACAACGAACTGCTTTGATGTATAAGAAAAATAGGAGCTGGTTGATTAAAAAGAAAAAGTAAAGTGATAATTTTAAAAGATAAAAAAGATATAAAGTTTGCACCAGAAACATTTTTAAAAGATTATGAGTGGGAATCTCACGGTCAATATGATAGTTTAAATTTTGTTAATAAAGATGTGAAAGTTTTATCAGTAAAGTTTAGTGTAGTTGGTGAAAAAACTTACAAAGCATTTCCTAATTTAGAATGGATTGTAGTTCGTCAGCACGGTTATGATAATATTAATCTTAAAGAATGTGAAAGAAGAAATATAGGAGTTGTTACTACAAAACCATTTGCACAATCAACTGCTGATTGGATAAATCAGTATATAAAA